ATCAGAGGCCCCTAGGAGCCTCTCAGAGCGCCGCTATTTGTGGAGGGTGGAGCAGGTCAAAGCCTGCTCTTTCGTTTGCCTGAGAAGCACACAGAAGCCGCTCAGAACTAATAAGAAACGGGCCAAAAAAGGGGGCGCGGTCGCCAGCTCTGGGCACCGGTCAAAAGCTCGACCCTCTTGTGCCAATTGTGACATTGTCCACTAAAAGGCCAGGCCTTCTGACCTGTAGCCCTTCACTTCTAGAAGGGGATCAGGCCCCCAGATCCCTTGCGCTGCAATGCTCCCGAGCCCCTGCACTTTGTCCGCTGTACTGACCCGGCAGGCCTGGCCCGGTATGGCGTCCGACGGGGCAGGAAAAAGCCACCCTGTCAACCCCAAAAGCTACAAATAGAGGTAGCAAAAAATACCCCCACCCAGGGGGGAGCCGGTCCAGGTTATTGAGAATCCTTGTCATCAAGGTACTCCAAAATTAGAAATTTTCAGTTTTTCCAGGATTTGGGTTTTTGCTACCCGGTCGCGCTTGCGAATTTATCTTTTTTAGGATGAAGTGGACGCAGGTCACAAATCACCTTTGTCATGGAGCAGAACCCACTAATCCTGAACCTATTTGCGGATCTAATAGCGGTAGAGGCGAACAACCTGGGCGTCCCGCTACACCCGATCGAGGTTGCCGGGGCTTGTTATGACAAGCTCTTTGAGGTCATCCAGCAAGAGGCTTATGAAGTCGTGCTGGACATCCAAGAAGCCCGTGAGTCACTGCCGCCTTGGAAAAACCCGACCGGCGACATACCTGAGTTGAGCGAGCTAGCAGGTAGCTGCAGATGACACGAGCCCCCCAAGTGGGGGCTTTTTCATGTCAAAAATGCTCAGGAAACCTAAATAAAACATTAAAGGCCTTGCACTTTGTCTCTGACCTCTTTAAGACAGGCCGAGATCAAAACAGGTCATGACAACAGCGCCAAGCATCACAGCCCTCGGATGGACGTCTGATGGAGAGTTAAGCCCTGAAGCTGAGGCGACTCATCTTCTTATGGACCGCATCACGGCGTGCATTCCACCGTCCTCGATGACGTCCGATGAGATCAGCAACCAGATCCGTTCCAAGAGCCGAGAGATAGCTCAACTTCAGGACTGGTACGACTCCGGCGCACTCAGCAGCGCATGCGAGCGGAAGAACATCACCGACGCGATTGACGAAATCACCGAGGAGATCATTCAGCTCCTTACATCAGTTCCTGCTGAGGAGCCCAGTGTTTGAAGTCTGGGATCGGCATCGCCGTGAGGTGGTGGGACTAGCGGACTCAAAAGCTGATGCGGTGTTGATCGGTGCGAACTCTTTAAACCAGCACCCCAAACGCAAGTTACGAGATCTCGTAATTCGTCCACATCTCGAACCACCCGTCCGCGTTCTCTACATGAGGCAGCGCATACCACCACAACCTCGATAGCGAGGGACCAAACAGCCCAAACCTTCTCTCACCTGAATGAACTCAATCCAAGCGCGACATCTCATCAATCAGAGACATCGCCAGCGCCGAATCTCTATCTCAACCTATCCACCTTTTGCTATGCCCGCCCAGTGGTCTGAAAACGACCTTTCAAGAGAGCTAATCCGTTTTGAGGAGCGGAAAGGCCATATCAAAGAGCTGCAAGAAGAGCACGACGTGCATGCAGAGCGCATCCGCCAGCACTTCGAGACCCATGACCTGACCTCAGTTCAGATCGTCAACTCTGAATTCAGGATCAAGGCTCGAACGACCAAGACCTATAGCCGCCACCTGGCGCGTGAGGAGGAACGGCTTAAGAACCAGATCAAAGCTTCTAAGAAGCAGGAGGAAGAGAACGCTCTGAACCCTGAGTACGACGGCCCACATCAGTGCGTCATTGAAGAGAACAAGTTTCACCACATCGAGGTACGGCGTTTGGAGGTAACCAAATGACCTACCTACTTCCGGTCGCATCGCTGGGCGTTTCGTTGTTCGCAATCATCACGAGCCCCTGGCCCACAACTGACGAGCTGTTCCCGACGTACCAAGACCAACAGCGTGAGCAGTTCATCGAATTTGTGGACTACCTGGAACCTCACACCATCGCGAATAAAGCCAAATGACTTTTGACGACTACTGCCGCCGAGCACGACTTAACGCGCTGGCATCAAAGAAGGCTTACTTCGTGACTGAAGTGGAGGGCGGATATCAGGTGACGACTGACCCCCCGAACACAGACGCCATCAAATACGTGGCGAGGCCCAGCAACGTCGACCAACTCTCTGCACTCTTATGAAATTGAAGGATCCTATTAACAAGATGCCTGGTCATCACGGCCAGCACGCACCACGAGCGATGTTCACGGACGAGGACATCCTGACCATCCGTGAGCTGCGTGCGCAGGGCACGAGCGCAATGGAAATAGCAATGCGTTTCAAGTGCAATGTCACGACGATCCACCGGATCATCTCAAAGAGGACATACAAGCCTGGGGGAACGCATAAAAACACCCCCGTTTCTCAGGCGGGGGTGCAATGAACCCTCGTTTCTCAGGCGAGGGTTGTGACTCAGGTTCTCAGGCCCGAGCCTTCTCTCACCACCACCTCCTTCGTAGAGGAGAGGTGGGCGAGCGGACTTTAAGCGTTAATCCGTTCGGAAGAAATAGTAGCACTGTCTGTTCCAGGACGAAACCCGTCTTAAGGAAGACAACCTAAGTGCTGGCATGAAGCGGATGGAGTGGCCATCCAGTGACGTTCCTGCCGTATGACGCATGCCATTACCTGGGCCGGGTGATGGGGATTACCTACCGAGTTGTGGCAAGCAGCTCACCAGGGCGTGCCTCTCATAAGAAAACAGGTTCCCATCGAGGACACGAGGTGGTTCCAGGGTCAAGTGCCCCAAAACGAGCCGCGTGTAAGGAACGTTTTCAGTAAGACCAGCCAACTTTTTTCAATCAAACTGCGTTTGACTAATGACTTGGAATCGATTTTTCATAACGAACGTTCTGATGAGGGATCGTTTGTATCGCCAAATTCACAATCGCGTTATCAAGCTGACTCCATCGAGCATGTCTGACATCATCACTCGACAAGAGCAGGGCAGGCTTTCTAGGCAGGAGAAGGCTTACTTAGAAGCGCTGGACACACTGCAGCTCAGAAATAACACACTGATGCAGCGACATTTAGAAAACTGCTTCAAAAAATCAGAGGACTGGACTCATGCCTAAGCAGTTCAATCCACATGGCCCTGCGTACACTTCCTATCTGCGAAATACCGGGCAATTGCCGAACGAAGAAGTAAAGGATCCCGAACTGACTCAAGAGCAACGTAAGGCTAGGATGTTGCACAAGAGGAGTGTCTGGGAACTTGTATTACATAAACTCAATTGATGCACAGGCGATCACTGAAGCGTGGGTCTGGGAGCGGGTTATCTATCTCTACGACTGCGTTTGCATGGAAGATGCAGATGCACTGATGTCTGAGTGGGAGTTAGAGGATTTTGATAACCAGCGACTGATCTAGGAACGCAATGCAGGCCAGGCGACTGGCCCTTTTTTATGCCTAAATACATGAAGAGAAATTAAGGCGTTTAAGTTAATCTTTTTCTAGCCTTTTTGACCGCTTTTATTCATATTGACCTCTAATCGAGTGGGTAATCTGAGTGTTCCCGATGAAGTAAAAAGATGCTCCCGGCCACGATGATGAAGACTCATTCACCAGCAATGGAACTGTATGAAATCAGGGCAATAAGCGACGAAGAGATCCTTGAGGCCAATCAAAGTTTTTTAGAGCAGGGCCTCCCATTCAGGGTTGTGCGGTCAGCAGCCGCAGCAGCAGTTGCCGAAGACGCAGCCTGATTTGCGGTTACATAGAGCAGGAGCATTTATGTCCTTGGAATACATCACGGACGCTGCCGTGCCGCTTTGTTTGATCCCTGCATCTTTCCGGCACCCATTAGCTCAGCAATTTGAAGAGATCGATGAAGACGGCGATCTTATTCGGAGCTATGACGAATGGGGCCTGGCATCGGTACTGACCTACGCATACACAAAGCGTGTTGCCAAGAAGTCGGAATACTCCACGATGGAATTCATCATTGGTGAGTGCCTTGAGAACTCACGCCATACCGCCAGTGAGAACAAAGCATTGTTCCGAGCGCTAAAGCGTGGGATTAAAAGTGGGAACGAGGATGAAATTCTCAGCTACTCAAAAATATTGATGTCAAAGATCGGATCCGCGTTGGCAGAGCAGCACGAAGGTCTATCTGATGAGGAGGAAGATGAGGAAGATTGAGCCATCCGTCAACGACCAGCTCAAGTTTGCGAAGTTCGTAAAAGAGCTGGATAAGCTTGATCGACAGGGCCTTCTTGAGGTGACCATCGAACTTGCTCGACTGGCATTGTTAATGCAACCAGCAGCAATCAGGTGGGCCGCTAATGAGGCGGCTTCCAACTTGGGAGGTTTTGATGGATCGACCTGATGGTTTAAATGAGCGTCAGATACTGGCGGCTCAGGCCCTAGCCAGTGGTTGTTCACATAGGGATGCAGCGAGACGGGCTAAGTGCAACGCTGAGACCATCAGGATGTGGCGGCAGAAGGACGCTTTTAATGATGCTGTCTGGAACTATCAGCAAGAAATTTTCCAGCAGTCCTTTGGCGTCGTTTCGGAGGCACTACCTATGGCGATTGCCAAGCTGAGAGAGATTGTCGCTGACGACGATCCTGATGTAAATACGAGCGTTAAAGTTCAGGCAATCAAGATTCTCATTGACGCAGCGCAGAAGCAATATGAAACACGCACTATCGAGCGACGTATTGAGCAACTAGAGGGTTATGCCAGGGCGAACGTTACAGTCGAGACTATCGAAGCTCGAACGATTGCACCAGGAGAAGGTGCAGGAGGAGGATCGGCGTAGAAGGGAGAATACTGGCGAGCTATTTGAGGCCAAGTTTCCTACTGCAGAGCACTGGGATAAGTTCGCTCCCCTGACGTGGATTCGTACTTCTGGAACGATCAAACCGTTTAAGCCGTTTGAGATTCAGAAGAAGCTTGTCCAATCAATTTGTGAGCATCAATACACGATTATTTTGAAAAGTCGACAGGTCGGTGCCTCCGAGACTGTCTGCTCTTACTTATTGTGCAGAGCACTGACTGAGCCTGGATTCTCAGCGGTTGTATTTAGTAAAACTGCGACCGACTCTGGCTCACTAGGTAAGAGGATACGCGCACAAGCGGCGAGTATTGCAGATTCCCAGATTGAGTTCACTACAGAATCAAATAGTGAGCTGTCTTTCAAGGGCCTTGGGACAATTTACTTCCTACCTGCTACGCCCCGCGCCGCGAGGGGAATCCCTTCAGTCAGTGTGTGCGTTTTGGACGAGGCCGCGTTCCTCGATGGATGTGACGCCATCTTCACAGCAGTCCAACCGACGATGGCGACCCTAGGGGACCAGGGCAAACTGATCATGATTTCGACGCCCAATGGTTTGGGCAATATGTTCAGCAACCTATGGCATACAGCAGACGACTGGAACAAATTCAAAATCCACTACAGCGACATACCGATCTATGCAAAAGACCCTGAGTGGGCAGAGAAGACAAAGCGTCGATCCAAGCTGACCAATCGAGCTTTTCGGCAGGAATACGAGCTGGACTTTGTCGCTTCAGATGCTCAGATATACCAACCGGATCTAGTCGAGCTGGCCTGCAATGGGGAGTGTATTGAGACCGGCTTCATTGGTAGGGAATACATCATGAGCGTTGACCCGGCAGCAGGCGGCGACGACTACTGGTGCTCGATTGTGATGGACGTGACTAGGCCCCCCTACCGAGTGGTCAACGTTTTCAGAATGCGGCACAAGAGCAGTGACTACTGCATCAAACAGATCATCGAGCAGGCTGAGAACTTTGCTCCGGCCAAGGTGATCATCGAGAAGAACGGGGTTGGTGCAATCGTCTCCGAGGTGCTTTCTAAGAAGCTCGCTAGGTACATGGTGGAGCCATATAACACCAACAGACCTAACAAGATCAGTAATACAGACCGCGTGGCTTATCTGCTCGAACGTGAAGAGCTGTTATTGCCATATGACCCTTACTACCAGGAACTATTGATGTTCCAGCAGATGGAGAACGGCGATCGAAGAGCCGGAGAGGGAGCACATGACGACTCAGTCATGGCGCTAGCTCTTGCGTGTTCAGCAGTAGCTACAACTCCTACAGCCGATTGGTTGGATTTGGTATGACATTGTCCCCTGAAAACAGGGCAGAAGTAGCTTCGATGATTGAGGAAGCTATGGACAAGCACGTCAAAACATCTTCAGTTATAAGCGCGGCGGTTGGATTCACTCTTCTGGCTTTGTTTGTAGAAGGTCTGCTGCGTTTGCTAGGTATTATTCCAGCATTCATGGGTATAGACATCAACGTAATGTCATGAAAAACGCTTATCAGGAAAGACTAAGGTTGAGCTTGGAGGAGGATGTAGCTGCTTACATTGATGAGGAAAACGGTGCAGTTGCCCTCATTGACGAGCTAATCGAAATCCTCGACGACTGGCACGGTTATTACCAGGGCAAGGCGGACGATATCAAGCAAGCTCTGCTCCGGCTCGGTGAAAATCGGTACGATTAGTTTGATGAGTTTGGCCTTAAAGTTTGGCGGAAACTACTGATAACTCGGTTTTCAGAGAAGACGGTGTTTTAGTCAACGCGATCACAGGTTTAGGCACTAAAAGGGATAAAAGTGCTTACTACAGTATTCAGGGTCAAGCGTTGATGGCTGATTCTGAGTTGGAGTCTTTGTACTTCGACCCTCTGTGCCGTCGCGTTGTAGACGTGTTTGCAGAGGCCGCCCTCGCAAAACGTCCGACCATCAAATTCGCGGAGGAGCTTGAAGGGCACGACGACATCATCCGAAGCGTAGAAAAGTATCTAGAAGATCTAGAGGCCTTTTTCTACTTTGAAGAGGCTTTGAAACTTCAGCGAATCTATGGCGGCGCTGCGCTTTTCATCGTTTGCGATGACGGCATGGAGCCGACAGAGCCGCTTGACCCTCGACGTTGTCGAGGCATTGCAGACTTAGTTCCGCTGTCGAAGAGGGAGATCAAACCCCACGACTACAACTATCTGAATTACCGGAATCCAGAGCTATATCGAATCAGCACCAGTAAGGCGATTACCGATAGCAATGATCTGCAGTTTTTGCTGGTGCATAGCAGCAGGATTCTGCGGTTTGACGGTCTTTATCTGCCGTGGAAGCAGCGTCTAAATAACGACGGTTGGGGCCTCTCATATCTACAGCCATTCTTCGATCCTTGGAAGCGTTATCGAGGAGCAACAGACGGCCTCTCGACAATGCTCAACGAGATGGACTTATTCGTACATAAGATTCCTGGGCTCGCGCAAAAGGTGGCATCCGGGCGCGAGAACGCACTGAAGCAACGACTTGAAGCGAATGCTTTGTCCCGCTCTTGTTACGGGGGTATGGCATTGGACACCGAGGAAGAGGTGACATTTGCGGCCAGAAGTCTCGGTGGTGCTCGGGACATCTTTGACCGCCTTCTGGATGACCTTGTAGCGGCGGCGGATATGCCAAAGCCACTGTTGTTCGGAACCAGCCCAGCGGGTGGTCTATCAGAGAGCGGCAAGTACGAGGACAAGGTGTGGGCAAGCACCATCGAGCGGTATCAGACCCACAGCCTGAGAAGGGTGCTGACCAAGTTCTTCAACATCTTGATGTTGATGCCTACTGGACCGACCAATGGCTCGGTGCCTTCTGAGTGGACGGTTCATTTCCCTCCGTATTTCGCCTCATCTGATGCGGATAAGGCAAACCTCAGACAGCAGGTAGCTCTGCAGGATCAGATCTATATGAATGCAGGCGTTGTGACGCCAATGGAGGTTCGTGCCTCTCGATTCGGGGGGACCGAATACAACATCGACACGGTG